AAAGAGACCAATCCCACGGCGTATGAAAACGAATATCTGGGCGCTGCCAACGGCACGGGCGGAAACGTGTTCGACAATGTGGTCACACGCAAGGTCACTGACGAGGACATCAAGACCTTTGGAACGATACTCCACGGCGTTGACTGGGGCTGGTATCCCGACCCGTTTGCGTATGTCAGGTGCGCATATCTGGCGGCTCAGCACACGCTGGTGATATATGACGAGTTCCGCTGCAACAAAAAGGGCAATGCGGAGACTGCTGATGAGCTGAAAAAACGTGGCGTAACGGCAAACGATATGCTCATGTGCGACAGTGCGGAGCAGAAGTCCGTTGCGGATTACCGCTCCTTTGGTCTGATTGCCCGTGGAGCTGAAAAGGGCCCCGGGTCGGTGGATTATTCCATGAAGTGGCTGCAGTCCCTACGTGAAATAGTCATTGACAACGAACGATGCCCCGAGACTGCGGCGGAATTTCTGGAGTACGAATACGAGCGCAGCAAGGACGGCGAGATCATATCGGGATATCCCGACAGGAACAATCACAGCATTGACGCTGTGCGGTACGCCACATCGCAGATTTGGAGGAGAAGCGGAAAATGAGCATTTTATCTTGGCTGAAAGGAGCGATATGCAAATTGTTTGACACTAATGAGCTGGCTGCAAAAATGCAGACCCTGCCTGCTGACAAGGACATGACCGAGGCGGTAAGGCTGTGGGCGGAATGCTACCGCTGCACGCCGCCGTGGGCTGTGGCTGACAGCAATGTGCGCTGCCTTAATCTCCCCTACTCTGTGGCCCATGAAATGGCACGGCTGGTCACGCTGGAGCTTAACTCGGAGCTGACTGGCTCGCCGAGGGCGGATCATCTTTCCGATGCGTACAGTCAAGCGGTGGCGCTGTCTCCCGTGTGGGTGGAATATGCCTGTGCTCTGGGCGGGGTATTTCTCAAGCCTTATGTATCGGGCGGAAAGATATACACCGACATCATTCAGGCGGACGCTGCGGCGGTATCGGGCTATGACGGTGACAACATCACCGAATGCGTTTTCGCTGACAGGATAGTCCGCAAGGGACGATATTTCACCCGCCTTGAAAAGCACTCCCTGACGGGGACAAATTACACAGTGGTAAACAAGGCGTATGTGTCCGACAGCTCGGCGCAGATAGGGCGGGAGATAGCTCTCGGGGCGGTTGCTGAATGGGCGGACATTGCTCCGTCGGCAACGTTCTCTGGGATAAAGCGGCCGCTGTTTGTATATATGAAAATGCCCGGGGCGAACATCATTGACAGGCGTTCCCCGCTGGGGGTCTCGGTGTTCAATGCGGCAATCTCCACTATCGAGGAAGCGGATATGCAGTTCACAAGAGGCATATGGGAATTTGAAGGCTCGGAGCTGGCGGTATATGCCGATGTGACGGCGGTGCAGCGTGGCAATGACGGCACGGAGACGGCTCCCAAATTCAACAGGCGGCTGATAAAGACGCTGGACTTTAACCAAGACCAGGCGTTCAATGTTTTCTCGCCTCAGATACGTGAAGAGGCTCAGAGGAACGGGCTCAACAATCTTCTTCGGCAGATAGAACGGCAGTGCGGACTTGCTTTCGGTACCCTCTCCGAGGTGCAGGACACGGACAAGACTGCCACCGAGATAAAGGCTTCCAAGCAGCGGTCATATGCCACGGTATCAGCCATTCAGGCGAACGTCAGAAAGGCTCTCACGGAGTTTGTGCAGGTACTTGATATGCTCTGCGACATACATGAGCTTGCCCCCAGAGGGGCGTGCGAGCAGTCATTTGACTTTGATGACAGCCTTGTTACCGACAGCGAGACCGAACAGAAGATATGGCTCCAGGAAGTCTCTGCGGGGATCATGTCTCCTGTGGAATACCGCATGAAGCGCTACGGCGAGACGGAGGAGCAGGCGGCGGCAATGCTCCCCGAAAGCTTTGAATAATGCTTACTCCCGACTATTTGCAGGGTGCGCCTGCGGAGCTGGAGGAGCTTTTTCTCAGGCTCGAGGAGGATATCATCGCCGACATATGCCGCAGGATAGCAAAGGCGGGGTATCTTACCGACAGTGCGGAGCATCAGGTGCTGCGGCTTCGTGAGCTGGGTGCGGGAACGGAGTACATCAAGCAGAAGATATCCGAATATTCGGAGCTTTCCGATGAGACTGTTGACCGATTATTCTTTGACGCTGCCCAGACTTCCGACGAGTTTTATAAAAAAGCATATGCACAGGCGAATGTCGGCTACACGCCTTATGAATACAACGACTTCTTTCAGCAGGCGGTAACTGCCAGCGTGAACCAGACCAAGGGAGAATTGCGAAACTTTACGCAATCCATGGGATTTTCCTACCGTGGGTCAAACGGTCAGGTGCGGTTTCACGATGCGGCGGAGGCTTACAGGGACTGTCTCGACTATGCGTATATGCAGGTGATGACGGGTGCTGTAGATCACAACACGGCGGTCAGGAACGCCACGAGGCGGCTCACAGAGGGCGGTTTGCAGTTTGTGGATTATGCTTCGGGGGTAAGGTGTCACGCTGATGTGGCTGCCCGCAGGGCTGTTCTTACGGGGCTTTCGCAAATGACGGGCAAGGTCTCGGAACACAATGCGGCGGAGCTTGACACGGACATTGTGGAGGTCGATGCTCACGCAGGTGCAAGACCCGACCACGCCCAGTGGCAGGGCAAGTGGTATTCCCTTTCGGGGAAATCAAAGAAATATCCATCTCTCCGAGATGTAACGGGCTACGGCACAGTGACAGGTCTTAAAGGCGCCAACTGCCGACATGACTTTTACCCTGTTATAGAGGGCATTTCCGAACCAAGTTATACGGAAGAGGAGCTTAAAAACATCGACCCGCCGCCCTTTGAATACAACGGCAAGACCTACACCTATTACGAGGCGACCCAGCGGCAGAGGGCTATGGAACGCTCCATGCGCAAGACCAAGCGAGAGATACTTGCGGCTGATGCCACGGACGATAAGGACAGGTTCACGGAAAAGTCGGTGCTTCTCAGGAGGCAGAAAGAGGAGTACGGAAGATTTTCCAAGGCTGCGGGGCTTTCTTTGAGGAACGAGAGGGTCCAGGTCGGGGGATTTGGTCACAGTCAGGCAAGCAGAAGTGCAGCCGAATACAAAAAAATGTTGACTTTAGGCAATGGAGATGCTACAATAGGCTTAAAGGTCAACAGCTTCCGAAATGCTCTTGCAAGCGGCAGTGTCAATACTTCCGTGGATACCAAAAATCAGTCCAAGCACGTAAACGGCAAGGTTTGGAAAAATCAGGTCAAGCAAGCTGTGCAGTCAGGCGGAAAAGTAACCCCCAGAAGCATACTTGCAAAGGGTCTTGACCCGCAGGATTTAATAAACAGGTATGCGGGAACGGGTGATCATTATGAATTCCGAGGCAATAACAAGTATCCCGATGAGTTTATTACTTTGCCATTTGAAGCCGGTCGTACTTACAATAAAAAAACAGGTAAATATGAGGCTACTAACAGAGTTCAGATCAAATATGATGAAAACAAAGGTGCGCACATTTTTCCTGTTTTAATGAGGTGATAATCAAGTGATAAGTTTTGAAAAATGGAGTAAAGCAGTTGATGATGCCGATGCTTTTTATAAAAAAAAGAAGGTCAGAGTGACCACAACTGACGGAACTGTATATGAGGGGATCTGTATGGGATATCACGAAGACGAGGATTCAAATGAAGTTGCCTGCTGGGCAATAGGTGTTGGAGGATATAAATTTCTGCAAGAAGATGTTGAAGAAATCGAATTTATCGACTGATCGCCTTACTTAGTAGGGCAATTTTTTATACTCACATAAGCGTTTTGCAGTTGACTGCAAGGCGCTATTTTTATGCCAATCACGTTTTGTTGGCTCCACCAAAACATAACCCCTCGAAATCGAGGGGGTTAAACATTTTATATTAGGGAGGAAAAAACATGACCAAGGAATTTCTTACCAAGTTCGGTATATCCGAGGAAAACGCTTCGCAGATACTTGCGGAGAACAAAAAGGACTGTGACGGAGTTTCCGCCAAGTTCGGGGACTATGAGGACGTGAAAAGTCAGCTCAGCGCCGCCAACAAGCAGATTGAGGAGTTCGGCAAGCTGGACTATGAGGGGCTTAAAAAGACTGCCGACGACTACAAGGAAAAGCTGGCGGCGGCGCAGAAGGAAAGTGCCGCAAAGCTGGAAAAGATGCAGTTTGACCACATTCTTGAAGGCAAGCTCTCGGAGCGCAAGCCCAGAAACGCTGTTGCCGTAAAGGCGCTGCTCAACATGGACGGCTTAAAGCTCTCAAACGGCGAGATCGTGGGTCTCACGGAGCAGCTGGACAAGATCGCCAAGGAAAACGACTTTCTTTTCGAGAGCAGCGAGCCTGTGCCTAAGTACATGGGCCCCACAGGCGGCGGTTCGGGCGGTCAGGCGGACGACAGCGCCGCAAGGGCTGTTATGGGGCTTCCCCCTCTCGCCACAAAGTAAGGAGGACGGCATGAACAAAGCAAGAGATGAGCCTTGTTTATCTTTGAGATGAACGAGGCTATTTTTATACACTAAAAGGAGGAATTTACATGGCAAATGCTATTGCACTTTTCAAGAAGTACATTGACCTGCTGGACGATGTTTACAAGGCTGCTTCCTGCTCTTCCGTGCTGGATATGGACGGCTCCCTTGTACAGGCGGGCGCAAACGCAAACGAGATCATTATCCCCAAGATAAGCATGGACGGTCTGGCTGACTACTCCCGCAACGGCGGTTATGTTCAGGGCAATGTGGAGATCACCAACGAGACCGTGAAGTTCAACTACGACAGAGGACGCAAGTTCAGCGTTGACGCTATGGACAACGAGGAGACTGCGGGTCTGGCGTTCGGCAAGCTTGCAAGCGAATTTATCCGCACCAAGGCTGTTCCCGAAATGGACGCTGTGCGCTTTGCTTCCTACGCTGCCATCAACGGCATTGGTTCAAAGACTGAGACCATCAGCGGTGCTGAGGCGTTCATGGATTCGGTAAGAGAGGGCGTGAACGTACTGGACGAGGCGGAAGTTCCTGCGGACGGCAGATATCTTTTTGTTACCCCCACCCTTTACAATGCGGCTCAGAGCCTTTACAGCTATGTTTCAAAGAGTGTGCTTGAGGGCTTTGCGGGCATTATCAAGGTGCCTCAGTCACGCTTCTGGACTGCTGTTTCCCTGCTCAACGGCACATCTTCCGGCGAGGAGATAGGCGGCTTCAAGAGAGCTGAGGCGGTGTATGAGGTGACAGCTGCCCAGCCCGATGACTGGAGCACAAACTACAAGGATTATTACACCGTTTCCGACGGCGTTTACTCCCCTGTTACGGGCAACAGCGCTCCTTCATGGACTGCAAGCAAGTACTACAAGCAGACCTCCGCAGGAGGTGCGCCTATCAACTTCATGATAGTTCACAAGCCTGCTGTTATCCAGTTCGGCAAGCACACTGTAAGCAAGGTGATCTTCCCTGACGCTAACCCCGATGCGGACGCATACATCTTCTCCTACCGTGCTTACGGTCTCACCGACGCCTACGAAAACAAGGCTGCGGGCATTTACTGCTCTCACGCCTGATTGTCGTCAAAGGAGCTGAGAATGGCATACGCTGATTACAAGTTTTACAGCGAGGTTTTTCACGGCACCATGAGCGAGGCGGACTTTGCAAGATTTGCGGAGCCTGCCTCTGCTTATATTGACGCTGCTACATTCGACAGGATAATTCCCGAGCTTCTGGCGGACGAAAACATTGGCGGCAAGATACGCCGTGCCTGCTGCGCCTGCGCTGATGATATGTATTCATGCGGCAGGGCGGCAGATGTGAAGTCCGAGACCATAGGCAGCTATTCCGTGACCTACGGCGACAGGTCTCAGGCGGAGGTATCTTCGGCGAGGTACAATGCGGTGAAGATATATCTGGGAAATGTTTATGCAGGCGGCGTGAAGCTGATGTTCAGGGGGTGTGGGTGATGATAACCAACGGCATATGCACCATTTTCAGGACGGCGGGAAAGACCGTCTTAAAGGCAGGCACATTCCCCTGCATGTGGCAGGAGGTCAGAGCCTATGAAGTGCAAAAATACGGCGAGGAAAACGCCGACACTGCCAAGATATTTATCCCCGACATCGCTGCCGATATCCGAAAAGGCGACTACATATTTTTCGGGGAAATGAGTGACCCCACCGACAAGGAGCTGTACAGCGGCCTGCACGTACACAGCATAACGGTGAACAACTTCGGTTCCCGAAGTATGCGGCACATAATGCTGGGAGTAAGATAGGAGTGATAAGATGATAGTTTTCAAGCCTATGAGTGCTGAACAGATCTGCATAAATCACAGGCTGGCGCAGGGCGGGTCTGTACAGAAATTCATAGACAGCGAATGCCTGAGGCGCTGCGACAGGTACACCCCCAAGGACACAGGCGAGCTTATCCGCTCAGGCATAAGAGGCACGGTGATAGGCTCAGGTGAGCTTGTTTATACCGCTCCCTATGCCCGAAAAAATTACTACAGCAACAGCGGACATGGGGCAAGCGGCACGGCAAGAGGCGGTCTGAGAGGACGGCTGTGGTTCGAGAGAATGAAAGCAGCTCACGTTCACACTATCCTTGCAGGGGCTGCTCAGATAGCGGGGTGCAGATATCGTGGCTGATTCCGTTATTGAATCCCTGTGGGACTTCCTCTGCGGCTGCCCTTTGCTGGCGGATTACACCATGCAGGTGAATTTCCGCAGCGATGACATCGACTGTGCAGGAATTGTGGAGGACAGCACCGAGGTATTGCAGACATATCTCTGCGGCAGCGAGCTTAAAGCCATGCACGCCTCTCTCTTCCTGGGCAGCCTGTCGGACGATGACCTGCGCAGGATACAGACCAGCGCTTTTCTTGACGATCTGCGCAGGTGGTTTTTGAACGTGCAGGAGCTTCCCGCTCTCCCCGAATACCGCACGGCTCAGGATATACGCATGGACGGAGCTGTACCTTTTGAGTACGAAAAGGACGGTAAGAAATGCACCTATCAGATGAGCATAACTCTTGAATACATTGAAGAAAGGAATGTTTGTTAATGTCAAATACGATAGTTAAAAGGACTCAGCTGGAACATTACATGGACGTAAGCTCCAGTGAAACGCCTCAGTGGGCAAGAATGGGTGACGGCTGGTCAAAGTTCGATGACGCAACTTCCGCTCAGACGGAAAGCACCAAGTACATCAACATGGATACCGAAAGCACCGACACCACAAGCTACAAGACCGCATACAACTTTGAGTGCGACCTTATGTATTCCGACCCCACCATCAAAAAGGTGTATGAGATATACAAAAACCGCAAGGTGCTGGGCGACTGCCTTGTAAAGATACTGACAGTGGAAAAGTTCAACGCTGTTTCGGGCGGCGGTTATGTGGCACGCATGGAGACCTGTGCGGTCGCTCCCTCAGGCACTTCCGAAAACAACAACAAGATGAAGCTTTCGGGTGCGTTCAACGGTCTGGGCGACCCTGTTATCGGCAAGTTTGCTCCTGCCTCATCGGGCGGCGGCGGAACATTTACTGCGGATAC